AACTAACAGATGAGGAAATAGGTCAAATATGGAAAGATTGTATGGAATCACAATATATGCAAGTAAGTAATCCAGTAGGTTTTGCTAGAGCAATACTAAGAAAGGCACAAGAATGAACGCAAATGAACTGGCTGACATAGTAGACCACTGGGCTTACAAGGAAAGTGCAGAGTATTTGACAGATGCTGCAACCATGCTACGCCAGCAACAAGCTGAAATAGACCGATTAAACTATGACCTTGACGGATTTAAGCAGAACTTTTTTGTTAGCGGTTTTCACTTGCAAATCAAAATGGCAAATGAGCAGTTGGTAAAACAGCAAGAGCAAATAGATGCGCTGAAAGAACTACTTGCTAATGAAGGTATTGTTGTAGGGCATGATTATTTAAATAATTGCATTGCAACAATGAGAAAGGCACAAGAGAGATGAGAGACGGCGGCAAGGGTGACGCAAGGCGCAGACTAGCAATACCGAAGGAAGAGTTTGAGGCCAACTGGGACGCAATATTTAACAAGCCAAAGCGCAAGATGATTGACCCGCCCAGTGGCTGGAAGTACGGCTTTCCAAAAGAGATACCCGAGGACATTGACGACACCCGTCAGTGGCTACTAGACAACGGATACCCACAGAGCGAGATCGACGCCTGCGGTGATCAATTTTTTGTAAGAGGATGGTACGAATGATGGAACTAAAAGAAGTAAAATTAACATTCAAGTGTGATATAGCAACATGGCACCAACAGGAAGTCAAAGACTTAGATTTATTAAAAGCTATTAGTGAAGCGGTAACTAAGGAATTAAATTTGTTGGGGCTGGCCGGCAACCAAACACTTAAATTAGAAGGACATACGGGATGACCAAAAAGAAAAAGACAGTAGAGTTTGACGAGGGCTGGGCTGATGAGCTCGACCTGACACCCGACGAGCTCGCAGATTTAATGCGCGGCATCACGCAGCTAGTCGAGACAGGCGAGATCTTTGAAGAGGCCGTACCAATCGACGAGCTGGACGACGAAGAGCGTGCCGAGATATACGAGCGCCTCTCAAAACCAAAAAACACAAGGCACTAATGAAACCTAAAAAGTACGACTACTACAAGCTCGACGTGGGGTTCTACCCCGACGTGATGAAGCTATGCTTTGACGACAAGGTATTCCAGCAGATCCTCAAAGACCACAGCATCACACTCAAGGCAAGCGCACTGGACACTGGCTGTGCAGAGACACACCAAATCGGCGACGGCAAGCAGGGCATCATCATCTTGGTGTTTAACCTGGCAGAGATTGGCGACACGACAGCAGAGATATTTGACACCATCGCGCACGAGTCCAGCCACGCGATCGACCACCTCGCCGAGTTTATTGGCGAAGAGGACGGCATCAGTGGCGAGACCCGCGCATACCTCACCGGCTCACTGGTAAGACAGATATTTAAGATATACGAAAACGAGAAAGAAAAGAATGCTCGAAAAGCAAATAGAAAAGTATCTGATAAAACGGGTAAAGGAAAGCGGGGGTCTGACGTACAAGTGGATCTCAAGCGTGACGGGGGTGCCAGATCGGATAGTGTTTCTGTCGGGCAAGATATTCTTAGTAGAATTGAAAACGGAAACTGGCGTCCTATCGCCTAGACAGATCCACGTCTTTGACGAGCTAGGCGAGGCCGGCTTTCCGGTTTATATACTAAGAAGTTACTCAGACATACAGGAGTTCATACGTGAAGCCACCAAAACCAACTAAGTACAAACACGGCGATAAGCATGAAAGTACAGGAAGAATTTTTTTAGGATACGTCTTTCGTAAGGGTGAATGGATAGAATGTTTTTACACATCCACTTCTAAAAAACAAGTTCAAATAGAAATTATATTGAGAGGATCAAAAGTTCGTGCTAAAAAGAACAATCTCCCATGTAATTTAACTATAGAGTACCTGCAAACTATAATAACAGACAAGTGCCCAATTTTTGGCATCGAGCTTTCTTGGGGTTCTATGGGTAGCGGAATCAGTGGCAGCTCCCCGACACTAGATCGCATACTGCCAGATTTAGGTTACGTCGAGGGCAATGTTTGTATAATAAGTCACTTGGCAAACCTCATAAAACAAAACGTCGGGTACAGGGAACTGTATCAGGTTGCAGATTGGTTATACGAAAAGACAAGGGAAGTAGAACGAAATGTTAAAGCGAACACAGCTGCACCAGTATCAGCAGGAGATCATATCCAAGGCGCAGTCGGTGCCGAACTTGGGTCTGTTTCTACCCCCTGGACTTGGCAAGACGACGACCAGCCTCACCATCATTGCGGAACAATTTCAGGGGAAGACCTTGATCATCGCGCCCAAGCGAGTAGCGGAGACGGTGTGGGACACGGAGGTACAGAAGTGGGAGCACCTAAGACACTTGAGGGTTTCAAAGATTATTGGCAGTCCCGAGAAAAGACTCGCCGCATTGTCGGCTGACGCCGACATCTACCTGATCAACCTCGAGAACGTCGCGTGGCTCTGTGGCCTTTCAGATAAGTTAGTGTTCACTAACTTAGTAATAGATGAAAGCAGCCGGTTTAAGGATCCGAGCACCAAGCGTTTTAAGGCACTTAGGAAGCATTTAAAGGGCTTCTCACGGCGTTTAATCCTCACGGGTACACCTACCCCTCAGGGGGTCGCCGATCTCTGGTCACAGGTGGGTATATTGGACTTAGGACAGCGTTTGGAGACGTCCTTGACCCGCTTTAGGGACAAGTACCTAGAACCGGATCAGATAAACCGGCACACCCGGGTGGTGTACTCATGGAAACCCAAGCTGGGCGCAGACCTGCAGATCCAGGAAAAGATCTCGGACATCTGCTACTCGCTGAAGGCCGAGGACTACCTACAGCTACCGACACTAAGTAACCTATACCATTCAATCGAGCTTGACAAATCAGTAAGGAACCAGTATGAGCAGCTTAGAAAAGACATGGTCGTTGAGATCAAGAAAGAAAAGATTACAGCTCCGACAGCAGCGGCACTGGCGAACAAGCTCCTGCAATTCACATCAGGCGCCGTGTATGACGAGCAAGGAGAGGCTAAAGAGGTACACCGTGCTAAACTGGAATGCCTTGAGTCGATCATGGAAGAATCCTCTTCCCCTACACTCGTATTCTATCATTTCAAACACAGTCTTCAACGACTACGTCTTCAATTCCCGCAGGCTGTGGTGCTGGACGATGACAACATTGCGGCGTGGCGTCGTGGCGAAATTCGTATGCTCCTTGCCCATCCCCAGTCGGGAGGGATCGGGCTTAATCTACAGTGCAACGTTGGAGACACAGCACAGACAGTGTGGTTCGACCTCCCTTGGAGCAGTGAGAGCTACATTCAAGCCAACGCACGTATTTACCGCCAAGGGCAAGAAAAACCGGTTATTATTCACCATCTAACCGTGGCCAAGAGTATTGACGAACAGGTGGTGAAAGTCTTGGACGGAAAAATAAATTTGCAAGACGCCCTTTTAAACGCGCTGAATTTTGTATTATTATAAGCATGACCGCAAAAAGAACAAAACTAAAACACAAACTGAACGCCGTAGCCCCACGGCTGTCTGACGAGGACATTGACCCGATTGAGCAGGACGAGTCGGACAATGTATCGAATCAGGTGGTCGAGGGCTGGCAGCCATGGGATCAGGAAGACATCGACGACATAAGAAGGCTGATAGAGGAGCGCATGCCGGTAAAGCAGCGTTTCATTATCGAGGGCTTCTTAGACGGCATGTCTTACGCTGACCTCGGCGTTACAGAGAAACACTGGCGCTACCACTTTGCTAAGGGGGTAGACTTTATTAAGAAGGAGCTCAAGCTATGACTTACTTTATTGTGGAGCACAACTACAACGGCAGGTACATTATGGAGACAATCGCCGGGGTAGAAGACATTGACATTAGTTCGTACAAAGAAATACTAGGTCTCTGGGTTTGCGATAGTGACGAGGAGCGAGACGTTATAGAAAACAAGGTAAAGGAGATGAGGAATGCACGATCCGGTCAACCATCCTAAGCACTATACAGACCACCCATCGGGGGTCGAGTGCATACAGATTACGGAGCACATGGGATTTAACCTAGGTAACGCACTAAAGTATATTTGGCGGTGTGACTTAAAGAGGGACGCAGTAGAGGACTTAAAAAAGGCCAAGTGGTACATTGAGCGTGAAATAGCTAAACGGGAGCAGGAAAAATGATGTCATTTATTTTTGTATCAGTAGTCTGCATCGGCGCCAACTGTGACTTTATGTCAAGCAAGCACGCCATGCCACAAGCGGAGTGTCAAAAGATTAGGCAGCAATTCAGTGCGCTGCCATTTAAACCAGAGGTAACACTGGCGGCGTCGCAGTGCATGGTGTTTAACAAGGAGATGCAGGTATGAACATGACAATAGATGTACCAGACGAGTTTATAGACTCGATTGTAGAGGAGGCGCTGCTTGACTCGTATGCCAGCGTTAAGCGAGAGATAGCAGCATTAAAGAAGATTAAGAAACCAGCGGACTACCAGCTAGAAGACATCAAGGATATGACTGAGTATCTAGCAGCGCTTGAGATTGTAGGCAACTGGTTTGTGTGGCAGTTTAAAAAGAAGGCAAAAATCAAATGAACAATGATACACGCATTGATTTAGAGCAGGCCATCATGACAGTCTGGAGCACGGCCGACGACTTAAAGTTATTTTCTGAAGCCTACTATGACGGCGAAAGAATAATGACGGTGGACGAGGCGTTCAACCACATGGAGGGTATCAGGTGCATGCTTGAGCTGCGTATGGAAAAACTGTACGACACCTACAAGCGCAAGTTTGAGTTGGATCAGTACTGCACCGACCCAGTTAAGTTAGCACAAAGAGAAGCGTTTCTTAACAATTTTAAAACTGAAGCATTTACAACAAAGAAGAAAGGAAGTAAGAAATGAGCGAAGTAGACAAAGCGGCACCATCAGTAGATGACTTTGCAGTAACCCTGGAGTTTGCGGTAAAGGAAATTAACGCGCTGCTAAACATCCTAAACACACCTAACCAGGTACCAGCGACAACACTGGTGGCGTTTATTAACATGATCCAACAGCAGGCAGGCCCGCAGGTACTTAAGGCACAGGAGAGCTTAGCGGCTGTAGCAAAGGCACAAAATGAACCTGAAACAACTTCTTAAAAACGCCGGCGTTAGTAATGACATCATCAAAGAGGTAGAGAAAAAGACCGCCAAGACCAACGCCCAGCTGGAGCAGGAGCACCAAGAAAAGGCACTGGCCATGACCAAGATGATCCTAAACGACGCACTGAAGTACCGGAAGGAGCATGGAGTAGCGCCCGAAGCCCCGCCAAAGACCCTTATTATACCAAACGACAAATAGGGGCGGATTTAGGCGTATTTTTGTATTATTATATATAGGGACAGTAGGACTCGTCGTGAGACGCTCTGACCACCCACTTACACACATCACACAGGAGATTTACAATGAACCCATTTGAGTTACGTTATTCCGTATTCCAAACTGCTAAAGAGTTTTTAGAGCAGCAATACAAGGCCAACCTGGCCGCGTTTGAGGCACTAGACAAGGCAGCCAAAGATGCCGCTGAATTGGCACCTAAGTTCCCAACCGTGGAAGAGGTGATCGAAAAGGCAGTAGAAATTAACAAGTTTGTTAGCGATGCCAACGAGCGCGAGCTAACCCGTGTCGTTAAACGTGTTAACGGTATCGGTATCACATTTTAAGGAACCGCAATGGCAGCTAAACCAGGTTTATACGCAAACATTCACGCTAAACAAGAGCGCATCAAGGCCGGTAGTGGCGAGAAGATGCGTAAGCCTGGCGCTGCCGGCGCACCCACAGCCAAGGCATTTAAACAGTCAGCTAAGACCGCTAAGGTAAAGAAGTAATGGCTGTCCCTAAAAAAGCACTAGAAAAGGCCGGGTTTTACGATAAGGGTAAGACCAAGTCGGAACGAGAAAAGATTGTTACTAAGGTTACAACTAAACCCCAACGAGTAGCAATTGTTGAAAAAGTATTTTCTACTAAGAAAAAATAATGGCAACTACAAAGAAAGCTCCCTCCCTTGCGATTGGCCGTGGTGAAAAGCTGCCTGCGTCTAAGGGCGCTGGGCTTACCGCCAAGGGTCGTGCTAAGTATAATGCAGCTACTGGCTCGAATCTAAAGGCACCGCAGCCTGAGGGCGGCGCTCGTAAGGATTCATTCTGTGCTCGTATGAGCGGCGTAAAAGGCCCAATGAAAGACGAGAATGGCAAACCAACAAGAAAAGCAGCAGCTTTGAAAAGGTGGAAATGTGGTAGCTAAAAAATCGTCCCCAAGCAAGAAGGTATTTACCGAAGATATGGCAAAGGCCATCTTAGAACTCGGTCAACAAGGCGCGTCGCAAAAAAGTATGTATGCCGCGATTGGCGTCAGCAAGGCCACCGCAGCAAAGTGGAAACAAGAAGATCCATTCTTTGCCGAGACCATGGACATGGCGACCACGTACGGGCAATCGTACTGGGAGATGATGCTCCTGGCAAACATCGACAACAAGGCATTTAACAGCCGTGTTGCAGAGATCGCGCTCCGGGGACAATATCCCGATGATTACAAGGATAACCGCGAGATCAAGGCAAACATCAAGCAAGAGTTGTCTGTAGACTTCAACAAGGAAATTGGCGATTTGATAGCCGCCCTAAAAACCTAACAATATTTATTTTCAGTTTTTCCCAAAAGGGGGTCAGAAATGGCCCCCTTTTTTGTATTATTATATGTACGATTAAACAGACTAAAAAGGCTAAAATGACAGCACATGCTCTTCTATCCGCTTCAGGCAGTAAACGATGGCTATCCTGCACACCGTCTGCCAAACTAGAGGCAACCCTACCAGAACCAAAACGAGGCAACGGCGCCTTTGACTTTAGTCAAGAGGGCACCATGGCGCACTCCCTGGCAGAAGCTAAATTAAGACACTATTATGGACAGATTGGAATAGAAGAATATGAAACAGAATACAACATCATTAAATCAACATCCTACTACAATGACGATTTCGAGGCTCACGTCGATAGTTACGTACTATACGTCCGCAGTCAAATTGGTGACGGGGACACTCCCCTCTTTGAGCAGCGTGTGGACTTCAGTGACTGGGTTCCTGACGGCTTTGGTACGGCCGATGTGGTTATACTTTCTAAGCACGCCATTCGCGTCATCGACCTCAAGTTTGGGAAAGGAATTCCCGTGTCTGCGCTCGACAACACACAACTCCGACTTTACGCTCTCGGAGCATGGTCTAAGTTTAAAGAAGAGTATCCAGACATCAAAGAAGTCAGCTACACAATCCACCAGCCTCGCCTGGACAGCATATCAACTGATGGGACTACCGTTGCTAAGCTGGTCGACTGGGCAAACTACTTCGTCAAACCAAAAGCCAAGAAAGCGTGGAGCGGCGCAGGCGAGTTCCTCCCAGGCGAGTGGTGCCAGTTCTGTCGCGCAAAAGCGCAGTGCCGAGCTCGCTCCGACTACAACACAGAGCTTGCAAAACAAGAGTTCAAAGCCCCAGCCCTCCTCTCAGAAGAAGAGGTCAGTCAAGTCCTAGCCAAGGCGCAGCAGTTAAAAACCTGGGCGAATGACGTAGAAGAGTTTGCGCTGACCAGGGCAGTAGACCAGGGAGTTATCCCACCAGGATACAAGCTGGCCACCACAAAGACCCATCGTAAGATCTCAGACAGCGCCCTAGCGGCCGTTGTGCTAGTAGAGAAGGGTATGAGCCCAGAAGTTATTTGGGAGGCCCCTAAGCTCAAATCCATAGCGACACTGGAAAAGCTGGGACCAAAGGGCCAGGTAGCCGCATGGCTGGGAGACCTGGTACTACGGCCTGACGGTGAACCAAAGCTGGTCAAGGTTAAAGAAGACGCTAAGGAGGACTTTGCATGAGCTCATGGCTAATCGGAGTTATTGGTGTGGTCTACTTTGCGGTGGCCATCGACCAGTTTATTAAGGGTGGCGTAGGGACTGGCATTATGTTCTTGGGCTATGCACTAGGTAACGTGGGATTGGTAATCGTGGCTAAATAGGAGACAGCATGAAGGTAGAGTGCTACGGGGTGGAGATAGAAATTCCAGACCTGTTAATTGATAAGTTTAAAAAAGACTTTGACTCTCTACCCGGCAGCGGCGCAAGAGAAAGTGTGCATCAGCTGAGAGAATCAATAGAAGAGATCTTAGACATACTAACAGAAGAGCCTGAGCTACTGGAGGAAAGAGATTACATGCAAGACTTTATCCAGGCAATGGCAATGCGGGAGGCAATGAGCAAGCTAGGTATTTTGTACGACGCCTAACTATCTCACATTGTGAAACAGCAAATGTCATGTTTTGTGTATTATTATATATAGCAACAAAGGGTAGACAGATTGGCCCCTATTGAAGACCAATCTTAATGTTAAAAAGGAATCATCATTATGGCAACAAAATCAATCAAGACCAAGTTTGTAACCGGCAAGGTACGTTTCTCTTACGCTAACGTGTTCCAGCCAGCTGAGACACCTAACGGCACATTGAAGTACTCGGTATCAATCTTGATCCCAAAGTCTGACACAGAGACAGTCACACGCTTTAAGAAGGCATTTGAGGAGACCAAGACAGCCAACGCAGCAGTATGGGGCGGCTCGATTCCTAAGGTACTCAAGGGCGGCTTACGTGACGGCGACGCAGAGAAAGAAGACGCAGCATACGCAGGTCACTATTTCATTAACGCCAGCTCCAACGAAAAGCCTGGCATCGTCGACGCAGACTTGAACCCAATCATTGACACCAGCGAGTTCTACTCAGGTTGCTATGGTCGTGCCTCAATCACATTGTATCCGTACGATACAAGCGGATCTAAGGGCATTGCAGCAGGTTTAAATAACGTTCAGAAGTTAGAAGATGGCGAGAAGTTTGGTGGTTCGACATCCGCTGCCGCTGACTTTGCAGTTTAAGTTTTACGGGGGCAAAAGGGTGAGCGCCGACGTGTAGGCTCTTTCATGGATCACGTCACCCCCACCAATTAGTAGTACCCAGTAGCGGGCGGCCCGGCGTAGAAACTACGCTGGGCTTTTTTACCCTTATAAACCTATAACAAGAAAGACACCATGGATCAGTACCAAGAATATATTGCAGCAAGTCGATACGCCCGCTTCCAAGACGACAAGGGTCGTCGTGAATCCTGGGACGAGACGGTGCAACGGTTTGTAGACTACATCTTTAGTCGCACACCGGCGATCGCAGAAAACAAAGAACTAAAAGCCGAGCTGTTTAGCTCAATCAAGAACCTAGAACTTATGCCGTCCATGCGTGCCATGATGACAGCTGGAAAGAGTGCCGACCGTGATAATACTTGCGTGTATAATTGCAGCTATCTGCCTGTTGACGATCCTAAGTCGTTCGACGAGGCCATGTTCATCCTGTTATGTGGCACGGGTGTCGGATTTTCTGTGGAATCAAAGTACATTACGCTACTGCCGGAAGTGCCGGAAAAACTTTTCGAGTCAGAGCACACAATCGTCGTCCACGACTCCAAAGAAGGTTGGGCCAAATCATTACGTTTACTCTTGGCAAACTTATGGTCCGGTGAAATACCTAAATGGGACGTCAGCAACGTCCGACCAGCCGGAACACGACTCAAAACGTTTGGAGGAAGAGCTTCCGGGCCGGAACCATTAGTCGACCTATTTAACTTTGCCGTAGCATTATTTAAAAACGCTAAGGGTCGTCGCCTGCATTCACTGGAGTGCCACGACCTGATGTGTAAAATTGGTGAGGTGGTTGTAGTGGGTGGCGTACGCCGCTCTGCAATGATCTCGCTATCTGATCTTGATGATGAAAGGATTCGACATGCAAAAGCGGGACCTTGGTGGGACACAGCACCTCATAGAGCACTTGCAAACAATTCAGCCGTCTATAATGAAACTCCGACAGTGGGGAAGTTTATGGAGGAATGGCTTTCTTTGTATAATTCTCACAGTGGCGAACGTGGTATATTTAACAGAGAAGCTGCTCGCAAAACCGTGGAGAAGTACGGTCATCGTGATCCTAATTTTGAGTTTGGTACTAATCCATGCTCAGAAATTGTATTAAGACCTTACCAATTTTGTAACCTTTCAGAAGTGGTTGTGCGCCATGACGACACCAAAGAAATCTTATTGCGAAAAGTGCGGCTTGCTACCATCCTCGGTACGATCCAGGCGACATTCACCAAGTTTCCATACCTGCGCAAGGTGTGGCAACGTAACACTGAGGAAGAACGTTTACTGGGTGTTTCGCTTACCGGGATTTACGACAACAAACTCTTGTGTACACAAGGAGAGGAATTAAATGTTTTATTGGACGAACTTAGAGAATGCGCTCGAGCTACAAATAAAGAATGGGCAGCAGCTCTCGGAATCCCTGAGAGCGCTTCTATTACATGCGTCAAGCCAAGTGGAACAGTATCCCAGCTTGTTGATTCGGCGAGCGGCATCCACCCTCGCCACTCTAAATACTATATCCGAAGAGTGCGAGGAGATAAAAAAGATCCTCTCACCCAATTCCTTGTTGGACAAGGAGTACCAGCTGAAGACTGCGTTTACAAGCCAACCCAAACTACCGTCTTCAGTTTCCCTCAGAGAGCACCTGACGGACTTGTTAGAGATGACGTCACCCCCATCGCCCACCTCGAGCTCTGGCTCACCTACCAGCGACACTGGTGCGAGCACAAGCCCAGCGTTACTATTTCAGTTGCAGAAAAAGACTGGCCAAGTGTCGGGGCCTGGACATGGGACCATTTCGATGAGATCTCCGGAGTTAGCTATCTCCCTTACGACGGTGGAACCTACCGCCAAGCCCCCTACGAAGAGTGTACGGAAGAAGAGTACAACAAGCTCAAGGCCAGCATCCCAGTCGTCGACTGGAGCCAGCTCAGAGAAAACACCGACAACGTAGAAGGCGCGCAGATGTTGGCATGTTCTGCCGGTGTCTGTGAGATCTGATCCATGGCGATGCCCACCGTTAAATTTGAGAAACTGGAATCTAGCATGGACGTGGCAAGTCCATGCACCGGAATCTGCACTCTCAACTTATTCGGAGTTTGTAAGGGCTGCAAAAGAACCAGGGACGAAATCATTGCTTGGACACGTCTATCAAACAGCGAAAAGCAACAGGTAATAGACAGGATACAAAATTCCCGATCGGGAAGATTTGCCTAAATATTAAGCAAAAAATCTAAAATATTCCTGATCGGTAAATATTTCACATGGTGGTAGTTTGGGGCTCCTTCGGGGGCCCTCTTTTTTGTATTATTATATGTACGCCGATACGTCGGCTTGCCTAAGGAGCTTATATGATTTATAGCATTGACTTTGAGACACGCAGCAAGATCAGCCTGCCCGATCGCGGGCTTGACATCTACGCCAACGACGATACAACAGAAGTGTTGTGTATTGCGTTCGGCACCCAACCTGACGATGTGGAAGTTAGCAGCACCACAAAAGAGCAACTACACTTTAAGCCGCAGCTATACAAGCTGATTGACCACGTTGCCTCTGGTGGCAAGATCCAAGCATGGAACGCCATGTTCGAGTACGCCATCTGGAACTGCGTCTGCGTACCCAAGTACGGCTGGCCTCCCCTAAAGCTGGAGCAGTGCATTGACTCTATGGCCATAGCCGCAGCCAATAACATCCCACAGAGCCTGGACGACGCTGGCGACTTTCTTGCAACTGACTACAAGAAAGACGGAATCGGCAAAAAGCTCATCCAAAAGCTATGCAAACCCACTATTAAGGGCGACTTTAATAACGACCCCGAGCTGTTAAAGCAGTTGTTTGATTACTGCGCACAGGACGTACGCACAGAGATGTCGATTGTAGCCAATTTAAGGCCCCTTACAGCCGTCGAACAGGACATCTGGACCCTTACCCAGCGGATCAATACAAGAGGCGTCCCAGTGGATCCTAGTGAGCTCCAAAACGCTGTCTTGGCCTGTGAAAACGCCCAGGGTGCAATCGACAGGGAAACGGTTGAACTAACCGGCTGTAAGCCCTCAGAGCGGGCCAAGTTGCTGAGTTGGTTAAATACGCAGGGAGCGGAAATGGCCGACTTGACCGCCAACACCGTTTCAGCTAAGTTAGTAACCACTGACTTATTTGATAACGTTCGGCGTGCCTTAGAGCTGCGCCAAGAAGGAAGCCAGACTAGCGTGGCTAAGTACGCTAAGATGCAGGAGATCCAACGTGAAGGAAGAATCAGAAATACGCTTGTCTACCACGGGGCTAGTACTGGCCGCTGGGCTAGTCGCGGCGGACTTAATCTGCAGAACATTGCCCGTCCCACAATCAGTGACGAAGAAATTGAGCTTGCCATTCCTCGTGTTTTTTCTGCGGCGACTGGTACAATGGGAGAGCTATCCTCTCTGGTTCGAAGTGCGATCAAGGCGCCGGATGGAAAGACCTTTGTGGACGTGGATTTCAGCTCGATTGAAAACCGAGTTGGGGTTTATCTAGCAGGGCAAAATGACAAGGTTGAACTATTTAGAAAGGGATTAGATGAGTACAAGGTGTTCGCTAGTGAATCGCTTTACCGTGTGCCTTACGACCAGGTTACAAAAGACATGCGACAAGTTAGCAAGTCCGCTGTACTTGGAGCAATGTTTGGACAGGGCGCAAAAGGCCTTGTCAAGTATGCAGAAGGAATGGGAGTCAAGCTGTCAGAAGGACAGGCAAAGAACGCAGTAGATAGTTATCGCACGTCCTATGTTCGTGTAAAGGAGCTATGGGCGAAGTGCGAGAGCGCTGCGATTCAAGCAGTAGAGAATCCCGGCAACCCGTTTCGCGCCGGTGATAGACTGGTTTTGAAAGTTGCCAAAAATGCTCTGTGGATGCAATTACCATCAGGCAGACTTATCTGCTGGCAGCGGCCACAGCTCGAGCTGCTCACCACTCCTTGGGGACAGCAAAAGGTCGGCGTCACCGTCCACAGCCAGAACACTTACACTCGGCAGTGGAGCAGGAACGCTCTTATTGGTAGCTCTATTTTTCAGTCCGCTGTACAGGGTACCGCTAGGGACTGTCTTGCCGTGGCTATGATTAACCTTGAGAAAGCCGGTTACGAGGTGATCAACAGTATTCATGATGAGGTGCTGCTCCTAGTGGAAGAACAAAACGGGGAGTCCGCACTGGAGGACGTCTTAAAGATTATGACAGTCCCGCCAACATGGGCTCCCGATTTTCCTCTCGCTGCGGAGGGTTGGGTAAGTAAGCGCTACAAGAAGTAGTTACTTCTTTTTAGGAATGGAGTAGTACCGGTCGCCCCGTTTGACAATTTTAGATCCGCGCGCTTCTTCTGCGGCCTCTGCCTTGTCAAACGTTGGGTGGCTTTTTCCTTTTAAGACAACATAACTATCTTCAGGCATGCCGTGTAGTTGACGCTCGTCGTCTGATGTAGGGGCGACAGATCCAAAGTGACCCTCGTCTTCGCCGGTGCCGGTTGGGCCCATGCCGTAAGCAAAAGCAGTTTGATAATCATAGTCCGAGCCTGCAGGATTAAATGCAAGACCGCCGGAAGCCATTTTTTCAACTGCTTTTGTTACCGGCGTGGGGTCAAACAGTAGCCCCACGTCATCGTTAGCGTAGCCCTTGTAGCCTGCCTTTTTAATCAGGCGCTCAAGCTCGTTTAGGTGCGTTGCCTCGTCGACTACCTCACGACCAAACTGCATCATGTATGGGTCGATCGCTCTTTCTCTTGCAATCGCTGAGAAGCCCATAGGGTCATCGTGCAGCGGATAAAGATCTTCCGCGACGCCCTCGTACTTATGTGGTCCAAGTCCCTGCTCTGGCTGGCGTCCGCCCGCCTTGGTGTAGATGTAGGTACGAGGACGAATGTCTGGTGCGTTTTTTAAACGACCTGACTCCGCGCCCTTGATGCCAGTCCCGTACATATTGGGATCCAGCGTCGAGATGTTGGGCGCCTTGCTGTAGTGTACGAACGGCACAGACTTAGCGTGCTCCAGTGCCTTCTTGGCGGCCTTAATAGCACCACCGGCGGCGTACCCCTTGTAGTTAATATCAATTTGCTCTGGCGGTAGTATTAAAGGCTTCTGGGGGGCATACTGGAACTGCTGTCCCAATTTTAATAATTCGTTGTTAATATCGGACGGGTCTCCACCAGATTTTACTAATTGATCGCGTTGTATTTTTAACTGGTTCATTGCGTTGATTAACTCTTCGTTCATACCCGAGTAGCTAACTAAAGAATTTTGACCTCGCGTCTCAGTCGCGGCAGCCAAGCGCGCCAGCGGTGAGTACATTTGCGAGTGGGCCCCATACGCTAACTCTTCACCCTTAGGTCCGAATGACGCGCCGGTGGTACCGTGCCCAAAATAATCATGCGCGGCCCTAAACTGTTCGTTTCCCTCTTTGCCAAGCGCTGGGTGGGCCTCTCCACCTTGAAACACCATGAGGTGTTTGTTTTCTAAGGCGTCCTCAAGCATTTCCTTAGAGCTCTTATATCCTTGGGCGCCGGTTGGGTCCCAAGACAGCTTAACGCCAGCGCCTTCAATTGCCTGAAACTGATCGCGTGTCTCTTTAGCCATCTGTTGATACGCGGCCTGGGTTAGCTCGTCATAGTTTGTGGCACCAGATTTTCTAACAAGGTCTGGGTGTGATTGCACGTACTGTTTAAATATTTGCTGTTTAACCTTTGGGTCAACATTCTCAGATGATAGCATCTCAAACGCCCTTGCCACGGGCGTCTGTTTTTGTGCCGATGATACCGGCATTTTTTTAATTGCTTCTAAGTTAAATTTAGGCGCAATCTTTTTTGCTAACTCAATCGCAGTGTTTACTTTACCACCAGCTTGATATTTTTTACCTGGAAAGTCAGACAGCTCGAGCCGTGGATCATCCCAGCTTGTTGTCTCCAGGCTGCGCTTAGGCGCAATGATAAGCGGACCAGACTGCAGCTTTTCTTCAGCGGAGAAGACAGGCAACCCCGTCTGTTTGTCGTAGAACTGGGAGTGACGACGTGGGTCCATGCCGATCTGTGTATAGGCCGGGTCGCGCATCATCTCTTCCATCATGCGACGAACTTCGTCATCCTTAGTGCCAACGTTAGTACCCTTAATCATCGCCTTTGGAGTTTTTGATGTTCCAATTTCTGCACCCAATGGTGTAAGCGCCTGCTCCTTGGTTCCAAGGCCGACACGCACAAATGTATCAGGTGAGGAAGAAAACTCTACATCTTTGAGGTGTCCAGTTCTACCATAGCTAATCGGTTTACCAGCGGCGTCATGCGTTGTATCAATGTACACACCGTGCTGTGTGTACGCTGGAATATCCAGACGATTACCGACTCGCATGCCTACAGGCACAGGAGCTAATGCCTTAGGTTGTTTGTTCGACAACAAGGCATTTCTGATCTCGTCATCGGTATAGTTTGGTGGCAAGTCTTTCCACTGACGGATTGGCAAAAACTGATTCATAATCCGAATGCGCTCTTCTTGGCTAATGTTGCCCTTGAGGTATTCTTCCAGTGCCTGCGCTACTCGGGGGTCCTGGCCGTGTGGGTTACGTACGGCCTTAGCCAGTTTAGTCAACGCTCCTACCTTACCACCTGCAGCCTTCATAAAGTCTGGGTTGGCAGCTTCTTCCGGGTTGTACTCAGCAAACTTGCCGCGGATGTTTTGTGGCTTTAACACACCGACGTTAGGTATGCCACCCTCTACAACGTGGAATGTATCGTGACCGGTGTTCTTTAAGTGTGTTAGGAAGTCTGAGTTTTCAATTGCCGTCCAGTCACCGCGCTTCAATCCTTTTTCCAGGTTAACGCGCTTTGGGTATGCAGCAATAAACTCAGATATAACTGCCTGGCCTTCTGGTGTATTTGGATTCCAGTGTTGGCCTAAATTAACACTAACCGGGTACATGGTCGAGCCAGACTTAATTTTGCCGCTGTTGTTCATAGATAAGAACGACTCAGCAAATTCCGGATCCCTGGTAACAAACGTCGCCTTCGGCGTGGTGTACATTGGATCTTTTTTTGACTTAGTAGGGTCAAACTCTTTAATGTCAGGCGACGGACTGCCATGATAAAAGCCGGTCGTGAATTTCTTTTTAAACTCTTCGACGGCCTTCTTCATCTGCGCTGGAGTTAACTTCGCCATTATTGCTTTTCTTCCTGTAAGGCTCCCAGACCACCAACAGAGCCCGCACCAATTCCATACATTGGCTTGTTGCCACGGATAAATCCTTTTAGAATTTCTTCTTTAGGCTCTCCTGTAATGGCGTGCGTTCTTTCGATCATCTCATTAATCTCTTGCATCATAGGCTTGCCAGGGTAATCCTTTGCTCCGGCCCATGCAATGTCTTGAAAGTTAGCAGGTTGAACACCAGCTTTTTTAGCCTCTTTAGCAAGTGCCTGCTGATAAATACCATAGGCATTTGGTGGAGGTGACATCATTTTTGGATCCCATAACTGACTCATCTGCTCGTCCAGAGTAGATACATCACGATGACCTAAAAAGTTAGCTGAGAAATTATGGCGCTTTGGGTTAGTTACAGGAATCTCACCCATCTCAGCCAATTTCTTTGCCTGCTCCATATTGCCGCTTACAAAACGACCACCGATTGGAAATGGTAAATCCGCAGCTTTAGTAGGTATTTCTTGGCCTAAACCTTTTTGATAATTTGTAAACGCGGCCATCATTAAATTAGAGTTTGGATCTGCGCCGCCAGTGGTTGCTGCCATGGCATCAGCAAATCGAGCCTTAAATTGTTTACGGCCTTCTACAGGACCAAACTCCTTAATAAACTCTTGTTCCAGTTGACCCATAGCATACCAATCTTTAGCAGCTGGGCGGTCTTTTGCTTTTTCAAATGCACCGCGTAGTCTTGCCAACGCCTCAGGATCATTTGCTAGTGCCTCGTACTTGGCAATTGTATCTGCTTTTTTAGGCACAATATCTGTAGCGGTATATCCGGCTGTTGGGTAATGTGACGGATCTGCATAAAACCTTTTTTCAACATCAAAAAATGGTTGATAGTTACCGGCATCAATTTGCTTTTGTGCAAACTTGCGAGCTTTTTGTACCTCTAATGCCTCAGGGCTTAACTGCTTTTGCATAAACTCTTTGCCAGTTTTTGCGTCGACCGCTAATACCGGAGGAATTACATCGGGGTATTGTTGGGACATCTTGTATGGGTCGTAGTTAAACTTTTTAGAAAGCTCTAAACCCTTTTTTGCTATTGACCCCAACGCACCGACCTTACCACCACCAGCCATCTGCGGCATCATGGAACTAAGTGGTGACTGCTGCATAGGTGGTTGCTGCATAGGTGGTTGCTGCGGGGGCATACCTGGAGGCATACCAGGCATACCGGGGGGCATACCACCCTGTGGTGGCGCCATAGGCGCTGGCGCTGGTGCAGGGGCTGCAGTAGCCTGCTGCATCAGCTGGTCTAAGAAGTCGCTTAGTGACTTTAGCTTAGGGTTTGGTGTAACCGAACCACCCATTGCCATTCCAGGTGCAGTTTGCTCCTCTGGCTCGTTGCGTGGATTACGCTTGTCTAAGAAGTTTGCAATTGCGCCAGCACCCTGCGATATAATGGCCGCAGGAATACGAGCCTTACCGGGGAACATAGAGCGCATACCGGCAGCAGAGCCAAGTAAGTTAGTAGCGCCGGCCGCAACATCACTACCAGTTAAATCTGGACGAGTTAGTCTGTTGTACGCCTGTGTGCCCTGTGCGCCGGCCTCGTAACCACCCATAATAGGCAGAGCCACCTTGCCGACAACGTTTGCGCTTCCGGTTAACATGTTTTTGCGGTTTGCTTGATCTCTAAGCATATCGCGCTCTTGCAACCGAGCGGCTCGGTTTTGAGCTACCGCGTTTACTTCTGCCTGGTTTGTTGCATTTGCTTGGGCTTGCAATGCCGCACGTTGCTTTGCTATTGCTTCTGCGTCTTGCTCGGGGATGGCCAGCCGGCTACCAGGTTGTACCTTCATCGTAGGATTGGCTGCCTCAAAGGCGGCGCGTTCCTTGGCAAACTTATCTGCCTCGCTGTAGTTTGAACCACCTAAAAATTCACCGGCGTGTTGGCCTGCGCCCTCGCCAGGTCTTCCTGCGGTCCAGTTACGCACCGTAGTCGTCGTGCCTTCAGGAAGATCTACGGGAGTGCGACGCTCAATAGCACCCTGTGCTACAGCGGACGGATCTTGGAACGTGCGGGGCTTTACCTTTGGCGGGCCACTAGGCTCCATACCCATTAATTTTTCACCAGCACGAATAAGTGGTCGGCCCTTACTGTAAATAACATCACCGGCAGCACCAATTGCTCCGAGACCAGCACCAGTGTAACCAAATAGCTCGGGACTCTCACGTTCTATAACCGGCTCTGCAGGCTTTTGTCTTGACGCTAGAGCGTTTAAAATTTCTGTGTCAGCAATTCCGGCGGCGCGAGCGCCTGCCAGGTCATAGTTATGAACCTGGGCCAGGGTGTCGATGATCTCTGCATCTGGAATACCCGCCTTACGTGCGCTATCTAAATCGTAGCCCATTTACTGTCCTTATTTAAAAAAATCTTTTGCTGTTTTTTGTGTGGATTCCGCGGATTCATTTTGAAAGAACTCGGGGAAGCGTTTACGTACGCGCGCATCTTTTTCGTCCATAGCTTTTTTGTACTCAGGCGTCTCACGGAAACGATTAAAGTCTGCCGGCATTCCTTCTGCCCGTGCCTGCTTTTGGTACGCTTCCCATGCGTTGTTACGTTGCAGGGTCATCATCTCGTTTTCGCGGTTTAGCACGGTAAAGATCAAGTTGGCTGCGGCAGGGCTGTCAACGCTAAGACCTTTAGCAACGCCAGCCATCTTCATGTCGGCGTTAGACAATGTCCCGCGCCCTTCACCGGTAAGGTTGTTTTTAGCAAACTCCACACCTTGCCGGGTTGCAATACTGTTAAATATGTTACGTGCCTCAATAGCCTTCTTAGGCAAGCTCTTTTGAGCAACCGCTTCTTCAATGCCCTCAGACTTAACCATGCCAAGGATTGGAATGGTAGTGCCGGGTTTTACTAACTGGATAACTGCCGCGGTTGCAGAGCCGTCCTGGGCGATACCAAAAGCCTTTGGATATTTTTTAAGAATATTTTCAGCCATGTCATATTCTGTGATATTGTTTTTGGCGCTAGAGGCCGCTGACCGAAGCTGCACCGCGGACTCGCCGGCTGCTTTTTCAATTGGCTTTTGCTGCTCCATGCGGGCAGCAATTTGTTGCTTTGCTGCTTCAGCTTTAGCGTCCAAATCTTCCTTGCTACCTAGTGCAAAGCCAGTCTGTAGCGTAGGGGCCACTAACGGAGCCTGCATAGTTGGCTTGGCCGTTACAGGAGCCGATACAGGAGCACTAGGTGTTGATACAGGGGCGCTAGGAGTTGATACAGGAGCGCTAGGCATTGCCGTAGATACTGGGCTTGGCTGCGCCGGTGTCGTGGGAGATACGGGGCCTGGACGCATTGCACTTGGTTGTCCTCCGGGTGCTGCAGGACCACCCACTGGGGACATTCTCTGTGCCGAGCCGAGGGGTGTTGATTGAGTTGTACCACCAACACCGCGAACATCGTGCGGAACAAAAGCACCGGAGCCAGCAATTTTAGTAAGTGCTATTGACGGTACTAACTTAGGATCAAGCCACCCTGCGCTAACAGCGCGGCTAATTGTCTTAATTGTTTCTGGGTCTTCTGCGTTTTTAGCTAAATACGATTGAATGGATTTAAGCGCGCCTTCGTTATCTCCTAGCCTTCCTTGATTTGCAATACTTTCCCTTAACGGAAGATCACGCACAAGGCTGAGCATACCGCCTTGCTGCGAACCAGGGGCTGCAGGTGCCGCGCCAGGTGCTGCACCTGGAGCAGTTAGTTGACCAGCGGCAGGCGTCGGCATTTCTGTTGGTGCACCAAACAAAGATTGGCTTGCCAGTCTATTTCTTTCTTGAGCAGCACGGTACGCAGCCATCTGTTGGCGCATGTCAAACGTGCTTTTTTGTTCTGCTTGTTCTTGTTGGTTGAGCTGGTTTAACGCAGCTGATGGGCCTTGTATGCCGCCGGATCCCCAAGCAGCCGCACGCTCTAGGCCGCGGTTAAATGATGCCATGGGGCCTTGACGTGAGTCAATCATGGCCTGCATATTGGCCAATAGATCCGTTGTCTGGGTTGGGTCTAGTGGAGTTTTTTTAGCGTCGGTTTTCGAAGGAGGAGCCAGTGTTTCGCCCGCAGCACCACCGGTTTGAAAATAAGATAATCCGTTTTTTATATTTGGCATATTATCTGTCGAAATAAAAGTCGTCATTAGTACCGGTTTGGATGTTGCCGTCTGCATCGGTATATGTGTAATCGGTGTTTGGTGGGTTCATCAACGTATCCATACTTTCAGCGCCCGATGGAGTAAAATTGCTGCCAAGCCCTTTAAAGAAGTCCATAATGCCTTTATTACTAATCAAACCGCCGCCACCAGGTGCATTTCCAAATAGCGAAGTTAGCACACCGCTGCCGGCGTTTGCCAAACTGCCGATTGTATTGAGTGGTGATAATTGTGTCCTGTTTGCTACAGTAGTCGGAGCCTGGATACCACCAACAATCTTACCGTAGTTTGCAGCTGCAGTAAACGGATCGGACTGCTGTGCCTGGCCTAGTGTCGTCATTGCGCTAGTGCCTTGTTGGCCTACATTACCTAAGCCGGTACTAGCCTGCACACCAGTCTGTTGGTTCTGTAATGCTGCCTGCATCTGCTGGGCAAACAGTTGTGCCTGGGCGTCGCCCATGGCCTTGTTGTATGCTGTCTGACCGCGTAGGCTGCCAAAGTTACCAGACGCCACATTAGCTCCGGTAACTGGTGCTGTGTACTGGGGCATTAACTGGTTAAGCTGTTGGTTCTGAGCCTGGAACAAACCGCCCATCGCCGTGCTTGTGTCAGGAGTTACTTGACCTGTTTGCGCGTTTGTGATAAATGGATTGGCCGCGCCAGAGGCAATTTGACCCAGTGTGTTTTGCGCCTGAAAGAAAGGATTCTGCGCGCCGCTGAGGTTGTTAATTGCCTGACCTGCCACCGTGTTTTGCAGTGTAGGTGCCTGGCCTGCAGCTGTGCCAGCCTGGCTAACAATGTTCTGCTGCGCGGTGTCGTACCACGCCGGCATCGACGTGGTTTGATTGGCTGTGTTTGTAATAAAGTCTGATAGTCCGGCCATGATTATGCTCTCTTTTTAGCTTCTATTAAGTATGCGAGTGGGCCCGCGGAGTCTGGGGGTAAATCTTCTGGATCGTGATCTTGTCTGTGCTCACGGACAACTTGCAACAACTGGTCTAACACACTGGCTCCAGCCTCATTGCTGCCGTTACCTAGTGCTGCAACGACGTCTGCAGGAATAACAAACTCGCCGTTAGCAAGCATTGCTGGGACCTCGTCGCTGGTGCCGTTACCGTCACCCTGAACGTAACGGTTCTCTAGTGTGCCAAGGCCACCCTCACTGAAGAACTGAGGGTTGTGATCTGCAAGGCCACCTTCCGCCATAAACCTTGGGTTAAAAGCTGGTAGGTCATATCCTACATTGCGTTTTGTCATGCCTACTTTTAGTTTAGGCATCTTTAAGTCAGAACCAACAAACGGCGACGTAGCCGGATCTGAAATACCCGCGTTGTCTGATGTGCCATAGGTTGATCTAGCTAATCCAAATGGGTCGTATTGTGTTGCCACTGCGCCTCCTGAAGCCATCTTAAATTGGCCGGCTAATTGATAGTCTGTCCTGGCCTTAGTTAAGCCTGGTGTTAAGTCGTAAATGCCTGTTGTATCTTGCGCGGCTTGTGTTGCACGTATCTGAGGTATTGTTAATGGCCGAGGTGCTGTGCCACCGCCACCGCCGCCTCCGCCGCCGCTGCCTGTGCCGCCGGTGCCAGTTCCGGTGCCGCCTGTGCCAGTGCCAATGTCCACACCTTCACCACCCCCGCCAGTGCCTGTGCCAGTGCCGCCGCTTCCAGTGCCGGTGCCGGTTGTACCCGCCCCGGTGCCCGTGCCTGTTGTGCCCGATCCTGTACCGGTTGTGCCTGTTGTGCTGGTGCCTGTGCCAGTTGTGCCTGTTGTTCCGGTACCAGTAACGCCAGTTCCTGTAACACCCGTGCCTGTAACGCCTGTACCAGAGTTAATAGCTCTAGTAATTACGCTAGGACTAACACCTGTTGCCAATGAAACTTTATTTAAAGTGTTGGCGGCATTGGCACCTTTGTTAATTAAATCTGCGGTTAACGAAATGGCTAAATTAATAGCTTCAAAATCATTATTAGCAGAACCCGGCGCTTTAGGTTGGCTGTCTGTAATTGCTTTTAAATATACATCTGCAGCTGCTTTAGATATTTTACCATTTGCTAGACCATCATTAATCTCGGCTGTAGTTGGTAATGTCCCGTCTTTAATATCTTGGGCAATTTCAGCTGCTGTTGGTGCTTCGCCTTCTTTAGGTGTTGTTCCAACCGATTCTGCAGTACCAACACCGCCGCCGCCAGTATCTGAAACAGGTACGGGTTTCCATGTTGATGTTTCGGTATCAAAATACTTTGCATCATACAATTGTGTTTGTATGCCTTGCGGATTTTTTAAAACATCGGATAAAATTTGAGAATCTTCTGCCGTAAACTTTACTGTTACATTTGCCGCAACTTGTGTTCCTGTTCCAGCGGCAACAGCGGCTTGTTGTTGTCCTTCAGCTAAAGTTTGAGCTAATTCAGAATCTGCCCCTTGACTTATATAATTGTTATAAGCGCTTATTGCTTGAGGGTTGGTTAATGAGCTTGGAACTGTTGCAGCAACACTACTTGGACTAACCGTTGCGCTTTGATCACTGCCTGTGTACGGCTGACCTGTAGCCGGATTAATATTCGTATCGGCCGTGGTCGTATCTTTTGCCTTTGCAATACTGGAAGCACCAGATATAACGCCGGTGACAATAGACTGTAAAATTTGTTCGTTACTCTTACCACTTAACGCAGCAGTAGACCCGGTATTAACAGCAAGTTGTACAGTTCTAGCTAATTTGGCAACACTGTCTTTATCAAATCCAGCATCTTTCATTTGACTTACGATTTGCTCTGATGCGCCAACACTTAATCCCGAGGATACTAGAGCAGTTCCAAACGCATCTAAAATTTTATCTCCGTTAGCGCCAGGTGTGACACCTGTTGCTAATGTACGAGCTAATGTTTGGGAAACAACTGACTGCACACCCGCTGGTGAAATTGCACCGCCCATTAGTTCACTGGCACTGGTAAAAATAGAATTTGCTACTTTTGTTCCGTCTGCTGCAATTGTTGGCGGAAACGCCGTATTTAATCCTTCAGATAAACCTTGCGTTATGCCGGCGGTTACACCACCAACAACAGCACCTTTTACAGACGCATCACCAATACTTTTTCCACTAATTGTTGCGTTTGCCGCGCCAACACCAGCGCCAAGTACAACTCCAGTTGCTATGGTGGCACCAATACCAGCACCCATAGTGGATATAAAGTATGCTGATAATTGTGGTGCAAAAGCCGCTGCACCAATTGCAACCGCCATGGTGAGAAAAGTTCCAAACGAATTATCTTTTGGACGATAGATGTCCATGTTCTGCACACCGCCGTGTGCTTGCGGCGCGCTAATAGGAATTAATTCATCGCCTGTTCGTTTGTAAAACACCGTGTCAAAACTTTGAGCGCCGCCTTCTTTAGCTCGACCCGCTGTCAACGAGTCGCCCGTGTACCTGTAAATATCTTTTGCTACTTCGCTTACCGCATCATACAGCTGTGACTCGGCAGTAATGGTCTGCATGACGGGCGTTGTATTACCAGACTCATCAGTCTGAAAAGCAGGCTGCCCACCTTTTGTTACAAGCTGCCCGTACTCATCATACTGATCTTTTGTTGTTGCTTGTACTTGCTTGTCCTTAAACTGCGTTGGGTCTATACCAACTAACTTAGCTGCTTCGTTTACGCCGGTGTAAGATACCTGCCCAGTTTCGGGATCGACTGTTGTGGTGACACCCAAAGCATTTGCACCCCTAGACAAATCACCACTAAACGAATTAGACGACCAACCTAAGTCACTGACTAAATTACCGCGGCTGTGCGAGAAATCCGAAACCGTTGCGCTGTTATCATAACCTAAAATTCGGTCTGCCGTTTTTGCGTTAAGAATGGGTACATTAGCACCACCCATATTAACAGTGCCGTACTGACCGTACACCGTACGATCCGTGCGAACTAACTCGTCTGGCCGTTCTGTTAATGGTGTTACTTGCTCCCACATTGTAGGATTCTCGGCTTTTAGTTTTGCGCCAAGTACTGGGTCTAATGCAATCTGCTTATAAATATCCGCTAACTTAGCATTTTGGTCCAAGGCTGAACTTGGATCCGCAAAAAATCTGGCGTACTGATTTATTTGTTCTGGCGTTAAAGTTTTAAAAAACTCCGTACCCAGTGTGGCTTCTAGCAACGGTGATATATCACTGGTTGCGGTTTTAATGCCTTCGTCGGATAGGGCAATTGCCCTTGCAATGTCTTGAGGTGCAACGCCGGCTTGCAGCTGTTCTATCCAGTACTTTCCACCGGCAGCGTCAGGTGCACGACCAAGGTATTCCATGTAGTCGTCGTAGACTGTGCCCTCTGGAGATGACCCTATTGACTTTAAAATATCTTCAAAAGGTGTGCCTTTAGAAATCTGGTCATACCAGTTTTGAATTTCTTCTGGAGACCCTTTTCGACCTAATTCAGTTTCGTATGAAGCACCAATGTCGTACTTGCGACCCTCTTCAGATAACCCTATTGACTTTAAAATATCTTCAAAAGGTGTGCCTTTAGAAATCTGGTCATACAAATTTTGAATTTCAGTTTCTGAACCTACTCGGCCCAATTCAGTTTCATAAGCCTTTGCGATGTCGTACTTGCGACCCTCTTCAGACTGCGCAATTTGTTGGCGTAACTGTTCTGGTGTTAGGTTTTGACCAGACCAGAATTGAGCGCCAGGGGCATCTGGAGCACGGCCAACTTCTTGTTGGTAAATGTCATACATCGAACCTTCTGGAGACGCGTTAAACGCTTTTTCAATATCTGCTCTTGATGTTCCCGAACCAAGCGACTGCATCCAAAAGTCATACCCTGGTTGGTCGTACTCACGACCTAGTTCTTTGTCATACAACCCAGAGAGAAATTGACGGTTTTTATACTCGTCACTAGATTGCAAAATAGCTAATTCATTTGGATCCAATGTCTCACCAAATGCTTGACTCCAAGCATTTAAGCCACCAATGTCTGCCTCGCGTCCTAAGCTAGTTTTATACCAATCAGCAATTGCCGATGTTGATCCATAGGTCGGGGTAATAGCTTGTGCGTTGTCAAACTCAGAACCTGCACTTTGTACTGTCACGTTACTTAACGCGCCAGTGTTATTTAAGTCAGAACCGGCGTTTTGCGCCGTAACGTTATTTAACGCACCTGTGTTAAACCCCGTAGATTGTGACTGGGCTCGTGCCTGCGCCTCTGGAGAGTTTGTAAACGCATTTTGAATGTCACCAAAAGACGTTCCAGATTGGGCAGCGTTTTGCCAAAAAGCCAAACCCTCTGGATCTGGGGCACGGCCCAGCACGGACTGATACAAACCAGCGATAGGGTCGTTAGTAGATCCACCATCATCAAAATGGCGGATTTTATATCGCGGGTCTAGCATGTCCAGAGCGGACATTTACTCAGTGATGTTCTTAGCGCGGGCTGCGAGGGCTTCTTGTACTGCCTTTTCAAAGGCAGGATTAACTGCATCCTTAGGCTGTTTGGCAAGCATAGCATCAGCTACTGCTTTGTCATTGAGGTACTTCATTGTCTGTTGACCGTGCATATTGACTCCTTTGGGGTTAGTTTGCTTCTATATATAATAATACAAAAAAAGGGCACTTAGCGCCCTATTTATTGACTTGGACCGTTGATAATTAAGGTAAACTCACTGGCCCAGGGTTGCCAGGTTTCAAATAGGTCTGGGTCTGGTACTGGAAACACCTCAAAGGTCGGTAGCTGGGATACGTTTTTTGCCACCATTTTCCAGTTCTCTTCTTCTGGTGTGTACGGTATGGGCTCTTCAGAAAAGAACATGATCAGGTTTCCATTCCAGGACTGCCAGTCTGATCCCTCCGGAATGAACGGAAAGAATTTTTGAATTGACATTACGGCCTTTCGTCGCCGTACTCAGCTGTAATTAAGAGCCTACCCATCTCATAGTTTCCGTTTGAAACATTTGACTCAAACTTTAACCGTATCTCTCTGTGCTCTACTCGCAAGTCGATCTTGCCAGTGTCTGGGTCAAATGGGAACGGACCTGAATTTTCTGTTGATCCGCGGGCAAACTTACGACCCAGTATGGTTAAGTTCATCTCGCCAGCTTGTACAAAATCTGGCTCTATACGACGGATGTGCATACGACGGTTTGGTCCTGATGCAGTATCTTGTGACGGAGTGCCACCAACCCAGCTAATATCGCAAGTCGTAAAGCTAGAGGTTACAGCTGTCTCGGCGTTAAACGATACCGCGTTTAGCCCGAACTCATGCTGCCACAAGCCGTAACCACCAAATACGCTGTACGCTAGTGCGCCAACAGATATGGCTGGGCTAATATTTTTTGTAAGCGTAACTCGGGTAACGCCAGGTAACGGCACAAGCATAGTAAAAATAAAGGTGCTCGTGCTTACAGTGTATACTGTGTCGTCTGGATCACCAACGTTAGAGAAGGATACAAAACTACCGGGCGCAAATGTAGTGGTTTCATTGCCAGCAATATAGAACTGGTTGGCATTGGGCGCAGGCTGGCCAGCGGGAGTTGCAATGGTTGTGTACGCGCTGCTGTAGGCAACATTATATTCCCAAGCTGCCCAGATTGGTGTTGGGAAAATCTCTGTTGTGTACCCGCACGAACGGCGTGTGCCTGCCGCGGATCCTGCGTCGTACCACAGCTTGTCCTTAACGTTGTAGATGATTGCGTCTGTTACCTCAGTCGCTTCACCCCTTGGATAAAAAAACCAAATCTCATTGTAGCGTGGTACCTTGGTGGTCCATACTTTTTGGCGTTGTGTGAAGTTAATGTTATCAAACAGCCAGTTTACGTTTTTATCATTTGGCAAAACACTTACCACACCGTTGTATTGATAGAAACGGTCAACGCCAAGCCAATAATAAACACCATCCATCTCGACAAAACAAGACGATGACATGGTGGAGATTTGGCTGGAAATAATATCGTAACGCCAGTACAAGGGTGCTGCCCCGGTAAATGACGCGCGGATTAACGAGTCCGTTGCCCAGAAAAGGCCGGAAGGTGAGTTTGTACCGCCTCGAACTGGAATGCCCATTACAATCTTGGACGAAGACATGTTAACCTGGTTGGCTGTAGCTCCGTTCCAATCCGTTAGTGTTTGGGTTCCATACGCCGCCTCGACGTGGTTGTTGGAGATGTATCCGTTTTCACCGTAAGCAAAAATATATGGATACAACACACAAACGCCGCCAGATACGCTAATGGGCAGGTAAGTTGGATTTTGTCCTGTTGAATCGGCTAGTATGGAAAAGTTCCACTGACCAGGAGACGCGGGCACAATATCACCGACCAGTATTGGGGTTGGGATTCCGTTGTCGATGTTAGCTAAGTTTAAGCCTGGGTGGGCTAATACTTTTAAAGACTCGCCTGCGGGGGAGTACTGCAAGTCAAACTGCCACAGGTTGAGTTCATCTGCGGCGTATTTTGTGTTGTTGATCCAGACGTTTGTTACGGTTGTCATCGCTGGCAGTGCCGGAGTAAACGTAACTACTGTGTTTGGTGTGGTAAAGACAGGTGTGCCTACTGTGGTGTACTCCACCGGATTACTTTGGTTAAAAATAACCTTAGTACCCGCTGGGTACGCACTGCTATAATCAACAATCGGCGAGCCTGTGCTAGTGATTGTAAACGTGGTCGTGGTATTAGCAGAAATTGTTTGCTGAGAGTAGCCTGGTAAGATGTTAGCTAGGAACGGTCCGGTACCAACACCGAATGTTGTTCCTGTAGTAAACACTTCAATACCAACCCTATCACCAACAAAAATATAGTTAACGCCGTCGTATGCGTTTGCCACCATGCCGCGGGGAATACCCTCAAAAGAACTAAATAGCTGGCGATAGCCACCCATTTTTTTTGGTACTCCACGCTGAAAACGGCACCATTCTCCTGCAGTAAACTCGCGGGATTCAAATAGTGTGCCGTCACGTTTTATACCTGGTTGTACGCCTAGGGTATAAACTAAGTTATATTGTTCTTGTGCTGTTCCGGAATCTTGTTGCGCTGCCATTAGAATGTACCGCCCTTAATTCCTTTAATTGCTGTAAACGTAGCTGGAGTGCTTACCTGTGGATCTAAGGGCGTCGTATTATCTATCAACATCATCTCCGTACCATTAGCCGAAAGACCTAGTATATTTACTGCATCCAAATACATGCCTGTTGCTGTGTCGTTTAAAAACGAAAAACTTGGCGCAGCAGCAGAACCATTTTGTGCAAAAAATACGGTTGTCGTTGTCTGCGAAATAACGAATAGGAAGTTACCGTCACTTAAGAGTAAAACAACGGAGCCAGGGGTTACAACAATAGGTGCCTGGGCGCTGCCAGCTATTTGAAATGTAATGTTATACACAACACCGGTTGTGTCGTTTAATATAATATATAGCTGGGTTGTTGCTGGTAACGAAACATTCAATGTAGTTGTTCTGGTACCAGAAAGCGCTACATACGTCTGAATAATTGGAGCGTATGACACAAGACTAAATGAGTTGCCGACTATGGCGTCTACGTCATACGTTGCCGATGTGAACGTTACGTTTGATGGAGTAGCTAAGCCAACGGTAAAGAAATTGCCAGTCGTTGACTGGAACATTAGCATACCAGAATCGCCTGGGTTTATGGTAACGTTTGGCAGACCGTTAATTTGTGACGCACCTGTAGGTACAATATTAACTGCACCTGTGCCATTGTTACGGAAATTAAAATACCAACCGGGGGTTAATCCTGCCACGGCTGGTAATGTAAACGTGCCGTTGCCGCCAGTCCATACGTATGTATTTGCTCGGCTGTCGTTATTAAAAGTAGGTGCAGTAGATACGGTTAGTGGTGCTTGTGTTACCGCTAATTTACCTGCTAGGGTTGTTAATCCGGCACCCTGCAAAGACGCCGCATCCGCAGAAGACGTGCCCGTACCAAGGGTGATGTTCTGCCATGTGCCTACTTCAGTAGAGTTATCTGATAGGTAAAAGTACTTTGTTTGCCCTGCCGCGATCGATACAGAGGCCCCACCAGCTGAATTGGTTACAACAAACGAAACAGCTCCTAAGTTACGAAAGAAGATGTCAGTACCTTCTGAGCCTTGACCACCGGGCGGCAAAGCAATCGACAACCCAGCTGTAGAAGGAGTGCAGTCCATGATGCGGGCTGCAGGAACCTCTGGTGGGTTAACTGTTACAGGCCAGTGTAGCGTCTGGTTAGTACTAAACGCTAAGGGAAAGTACGTGACGTCTGTCTGTTGGACGACGGTGCCAGTAAACGGCGATACGAATGTCGTCATTTATTAAGGTTCCTGTACCGTAGTGTTTCTATCAATCTTGCGGCTGTTGTCTTCTTTTTTCAGTGCTGCGATGCAGTCGTTGTAGTATGATTTCCACACTGGCAACTTGTCTAACGCTTTTAAATAGCCCTGAGCTTGTAGCAGTGTGCCGAATAACATCGCCTGCGGGGCAATTTGAGTAAATAGGTTTGTTTGATTTGTTGAGTCTAAAGGCTGTACCAAGCTGTAGTAAATAATTTCTACTGCGTAGTCGTCATCGGGCTCTGGCGCAAAGTTCCAGTTATTGTAGTCGTACTCGGCGTAGAACTTTGGTATGCCTGGGGTAGACTCAGATAAGTACTGGGCTATGTAGTCTTGTGATCGCATCACAACCGGAGCGCCGTTAATTTTCATTGAGACGGTTTTTCTCCAGCGTGTTGGTTTAATCAACACAGGATCGCCAGGGGTTAAGTTTGTTTGCACAACTACCAATTGCAACAGAGTCTTTAACTCTGCCGCAATGGCGGACTCTGCCAAACCAATTAATGTTGGAATTTGTGCAATAAAGTCTGCGTCGTTACGCTCCATGTACTGCTGAACGTCAAGCACCAGATTATCATACGTTTGGATATATGCTGTAGTCATCGTGTGTAGTAACTGATGTTAGGTTGGAAGTAGATCGGAGACTTGTCACGGTCTTCTTCTTCAAATGCTGTACGAGCGTCCATTGCTAATTTTTCCAGGTACTGAACCCTGGCTAAGTCTGATCCAGGTAACTGCATTGCCAGCTTGTGTGACAGCGCAGATTGGAAGTAAGGCAAAGCGCGGTCTGGCATGTACAGCTCATTTGTCAGTGAGCCAACGTCTTGTGGCTGACACTCAAGGATCAAGGAAAACGCTTGGAAGTTATTGTTTGGTACAGGCCACAAGTACATCTCTGGGTCAATCTGTCGATTAAACCAATACTGCAATGTGCGCTCGCTTGGGAATTGTTTGTTTGGCAGGGAGAAGTAGTCGGTACGATTAAGCCTTGCCATCGGAATGACTTGCTGCGACTGCGCAAACTGAATTGCACGAAGAGAATACGTACTGCCAGCGGTGCGGTTGTTTAGCCTGTAGAAGTTAAACGCCTGCGTGGTGTTGATACCATAGTACTTCCACTCGCGGTCTTTTAGGGTTACTGCTGGGAATGACTCCCATGTCGTCCATGTGATGCCGTCATTACTTACCTGGAAATCAAGATTATAAGTAGCAGACCCACCAGGAGCATAGGCATTAAATCCCACATAGAATAACCTCGTAGCTTGTGAGTACGCGGCACCAAAGAAGTTGGCGCCTAGCGAAGTTGTTACGTGTTGATTCAGATCTGCGTTTGCAGACTGGTCAAACAACAAAGAGACGTTAGGGTTTGAAGTTGGTAATGTGCTGGAGAAGGTTGGATTTACCATGTAGATCCAGTTTGCTTCTAGTACGTCCACGCAGTTAGCCGGCATGGGCAATACCTGCTGGTTGGTCTGTGCGCCGATGACGACAACCTCTTGCAGCCAGATATTAATACCACGATTGACAGAGGTCTGCAGGATGTAAAAAAGCGCCTGTTTGGCGGCTTGTACATACTCAGGGGTCATCTCTTCCGAGGTCTTTCCTGCGTCGCGAAACGCATAGGAAATAAGCTGATCTACGTTGACCTTAGTCTGATTATATGTGCCAGAGTATGCCACTGTTACCTTCCGCGGCCCGCGGCTCGCTTTTGTACTTTATTGGGTAGATTCTTAGACGCCGGGCCTGCCTTGACAAACTCCTTGCCAACCTTCTTAGGGATGCCAAGGGTTGATTTGCCGGCGGCCGCGGCGTACATTGCGCCTTTTTGTGCTTCGGACTTAAAAGGCATTAGCAGACCTTCCCGCCCTTTTTGGCGTACCCCATCTTGTTACGCACCGTGGTGGGTAACTTAGACAGGCCTGGGTTTTCGTTAGCGTCAACTTCTTTTAAAGAACCGCCTTCTGCACACTTTTTAATTTTGCCACCTTTTTTGTACTGACCTGCTGGGGGAGGAACTAATCCTGCTGCAGCTGGAGACTGCTTAATCAGTTCGCTTTGTTGTGCTGGGTCGAGCATTCTGGCGCGCTTGAGCTTTTCCATCATACGGCGCTTCTCTAAGTCTGTAACCGCTCCTTGACCCATTGCTGCTGAGGGGGCTGCCGCCATAGGGCCTGCTGCGGCTGGGCCAGTCATGCCGCCCATTTGCATCTTCTTAGCCTTTTGGCGTTTTGTGTTGGCGATGTCTTTTATGTCTTTTTTTGTCTTAGGTGTGCCGTATGCGTTCTCTACGCTACCGCCTGCCTTGTAACGGCCGACGCAGCCGCCTTCTTTCTTGGCACGACCACCCATTTTGAGCTTGAGTTCGGTCTTGGGCTGACCCTTATGCAGCTTCTCTTCGTGCTGCTTAACACCCTTTTTGACGATTGACTTGTCTTGTGCAATGTCCCCAGAAACTTCAGTCTTGCGCTCGCGCTTCTCGTATGCCTCAATGGCCTTGTCTACTGAGCCGCCGGTTTTCATCTTGATGATTTTTTTGAAGTCTTCCATGGTGTTTCCTATAGGTTGTAATGGGTAAAAAGGATGATCAGTCCTATATATAATAATACAAAGAAAGGGCCTAAAACGCCCTATGTACCTGCCAAGAACAGGGCTTTTTCTGCCTTTCTACGCTTTCGTAGCTCGGGCGGATTGGACCAGTTCATAAATGCCTGGGCCGCCTTGTGTGGATCCCCAGCGTTTAAATACTTCACCACGTCAGACCGGCGCATGTTGTCCGGACCAATGTTGTGGCACAGGCTGTGCAATGCGTCGGCTTGCAGTCTCGTGACAGACACGCTGAGAGCCGTTTGCAGGGCCGTAGAGCACTTTTCTAGGTCTTGGTGTAGGATACCCCTTACCTGGTCCTCAGAAAGCTCTGTATGCAGCAAATGACGCGTCTCACGCCTAATCAAATGCCCTACCCCAATCGTCCAGTTACCCTGGCTGTCTCGGTAGGCTGTGTGGCGCTTTCCCTCAAAATTCTCTATAAGGTGGAGCGTTGATTCCGCTACCCACTCAAATGGCTGCTCTGGCTTACTCTGGACGCTGTTAAATATGATGGCGAACACAACCAGCCATACCGCTATAAATTGAATCATCTTCCCTCCGTAGGTTGTATATAATAATACAAATTACAGTTTAGGCAAACGGGCGGGTTCCCGTTCTGTCGATGATTAGAGCTTGCCTGCGAGGACTAGCGCTAGTAGTATTAGGCACACTAATATGTGTCCAACGGTCAAATTCTCGAATAATTTGGTCATATCCAATCCCCGATGCAATAACGGCACGAACCACCTCATCGGGGGTCACGCCGGGTACACGAATGTCTGCTGCACAACCAATGCGGTGTTGTGAGGTGTTGCGACTTCCAACGGCAGTATTCACAGCTTCTGAACGAAATGCACTGTTAACCATAATGGGCTTGCCGCCAAGGATGGTCTTTACCTCTTCCAAGAGTCCTGCCAAGCGAACAAGGTTAGCGGTTTCTGTGGCGTTTGGTGTGTTGTCGAATTGACGGTGATCTGTATGTGTAAGTTCTTCTAATGTAAAGTGTTCACTTAGTTGCATCTTTTTCTTTCGCTCTCATGTCCATGATCTTCTCGAGCGTACGCCCGCCGAAATAAAATGACATAATTAACATACCCCACTGACCTAGTAGTTCTACATAGGCTTTGTTGGTATCATAATCAAATGCTGACATCATGGCAAATATAAAATAACCACCAAGGATAAACAATAGAGTCATTGGGCGGATATTCTTGGATAGCCAAGAATCGCTCATCATGTCAGCTTGCTGGCGTTTAGTAAGTTCTTGCTGCTCTGCAGTATCTGCTGCAATTTGAGCCAGTTCACCGTTTTGCTGCATCTCCAGCAACTTGAGTTTAGCCTGTTCAGCCTGTGCTGGATCGGGGAATACCTTGTCTAGTATCTTGCCGCCAATGTCAAGGATAGCTGTTAATGGAAACATTATTTTAACTTAGCCTTTATGGCCCCAAGTAAGGTAGTAAGCAATGAGCGTAGCCGCTGCAAAACAGTAGAACTGAACTCTACGCACCGCTTTAAGATCATGTTGAAACTCTTCATTATTTTTTCTCTCCAGATTCTCAATGTCTAGTTTTATTTTGAGTAGGGCATCCCACTCCTTTGCGCCGTACTTTTTGACAAAGTTAATTTTAAGGTTGGCCTCCTCGTCGGAGATTTGTTTTTTGCGTTTCCACTCGTCTAGTGCTCGGATGAGGGCGTTTTGCTTTTTGATTTCAGCTTCACGTTCGGCCCTGCGGCGCTCGTTAGCTCTTTGTTGGGCAACATCGACACCGTCTTGCTGGATGCCTTCGATGCTTTTGGTTAGTTGTTTGGCACTTTCTCTGGTCGAGTCAATCGTGCCGCTAAGAGTTTTTACTCCTTCTAAAAATCCAAACTGGTCTGATGGCATACATAGTCATTTTTATAATTATTATCTATCGACTTTTTTATCTAACTTATCTTCAATACGATGAAGGGCTTTTAATACCTCATTCCAACGATCATTAAAATCGTCTTTAGAAACATAGTGCGTTGGGAGTTCTGCACGTAGCTTGGCTAGGTCTTCTTTGAGCTCCTGGACCGCAGTCCAGAGCTCTCTACAAAACCAGCCAAGCACACCGCAGATGATCGGTATTGCAATGTTAAATAGTTCTTGCAAATCCATGACTACTCTTCAGCCATTGATACGCTTGCTGGCTGGGCCAACACACGATCCATTGACGTTTGGCTGATTGAGTTTGACAACACAAGATACTCCAATAGCTCCGTTGTGTACGGACGCTCTTGTGGTGTCTGAAACTCGATCTTTGCAGTAACAATTTCTTGAGTGTCGTTATTATCCCAACGAGTCTTGTCTGGTAATGTCAATCCAGCACGAACACTTGCGTCGTTCCATGTTTGTGGAGGAGGTACAGGTGGAGGTGGGGGAGGAGCTGGGATCCAGTGCCCATCCACATACCCGTCACCGTTTTGCGCCTCATCTGGGACTAACGTATCGTAATACGCAGCCACGTTAGGTGTGTAACAGTCTTCTGGGTTGCCACCCTGGCAGATGTCTCTAATTTGTTCATTTTCAATCCATGCGTACTTCATATTAATATCCCTCTGTCCAAAAAAGAATTACAGCACCATCACCGCCTTTTCCACTAATTCCACTGGAAGCCCGAGCACCACCACCACCACCACCGTTACCCGCAGCACCTGCGATAGCATTTGAGCCAAATGCGCCGCCACTACCTCCACCAAAACCACCACTACCCGAAAACACGAGTACACTATTCGCAGAAGCCCCGCCTCCTCCACCCCCAAAACCACCACTTCCGGCACATATAGCATTTGAGGCGGCCATTCCGCCACCACCACCACCCGTGCCGCCAGAAGATGCTGCGTTGGACTGCTGAGGATTAATTACTGTCGCACCACCACCACCCGATGATTGTAGATACCAATACCTAGTTAAATATCCAAAATCACTAGGACCAGATCCTCCCGATATTGCCATCGGACTAGTGTTATATCCCGGAGCACCAGCGAATGGGCCTCCCGAAGACCATCCGTTGGCTGCACCGCCCGAGCCTCCCCCACCGCCGCCGCCACCTAGGTCACCAGATGAACCTCCGTCATACAAACCCCCTCCACCAGTACCAGAATCCGATGTACTATACGTTGAAAAGCCGCCGTTACCCCCAAAGCCACCCCCACCAATTCCCGATAGTGAATTTGAATTTGTTCCTGCTGGGCCTCCGTTACCGCCGTTACCATAAACTGACCCCGCACCGCCGCCCCCCGTTCCGTTGTTACTGCCAGCGCTTGTGGAGTAACCGCCAGATCCACCAAGGGCAGTAAATGTGTTTCGTAGTGTTGGACTTGCCGTGCCGGAACCTGGAGTGCCCGCCGAAGAACTATTTTGTAGACCACCGCCACCGCCCGTTGCGGTTAGCAGTGTGCCAAATGAAGATGTTCCGCCAGCTAATCCATTATTTGTTGTTGTTCTACTAGCTCCACCGGCACCGACAGTTATTGTTGGTAGTATCTGACCCGGAATAACATCAATAATACCATGAGCATATCCGCCACCATCACCCCCACGGGGCGCGCTAGTGCCAAAAGCACCGCTACCGCCCGCACCAAAAACACACACCATAATTTGATATACGTTAGCAGGAACTACAAAATCATTATATGTGCCGGTTCTTAGGTATCCACGGGCTTGCAGCCACGCTGGTGGTGCTACACGAGTTGCATAGTTAGGTGGCAATGAAACGCCATACATTCCTTTATTCATCTTAGTAGTCTCCGCCTTGTGCTGTTACACGGATACCTGTTTGAGCAACGGAAGTTGTCGCTCTTAAGGAATACCCGGTTGGTAAGTTAATTGGCAATAGATTTGAGTTACCATTACTAGAAATAGTTGCGGTAAATGCTAACGCCGTTGTCGATGAAGTAATTGCTATAATTGGGACTTGAATGTACAAAAAATAATTTGTGCCGTCAAAGATAAACAAGTTAACAATACCTGCAATAGTTGTTGCTACACCTTGAATTTCAATGTAGTCAATGCGTGAACCACTAGCGCCGGCGGTAAAAACTGTGCCTACTGTGCTTGGTGCTGTTAATGAAGTATCGGCAGTGGTTAAAAGCGCCGATCCTATCTTAGGTACTGCTGCGTATTGTGCTGTTGTTGCCATTTGTTTCTCCTTTAAATTATTCCAAAGCCATCACTATTTTGTGTTGGCATCGTATTTGACCCAGTATACATTAATACAAAACCTTGCGCGCCACCTCCGCCTCCGCCTGCTGCAGAGGTCCAGGTTGTGCCGTCACTTGTCAGCACATTACCCGTTGTCCCTGGAGCCACAAAATTAACTGCAGAAGTTCCATTACCTAAAATTACGTTATTTGCGGTAAGGGATGTTCTGTCAGTTCCGCCGTTTGCTACTGGCAGTGTGCCGGATACGTTGGTTGTTAACGAACAGTACGCTGTTGCAGTTGACCCTGTGCCTCCATTGGCAATTGCCAACGTTCCAGAAAGTGTAACTGCCCCTGTGGTCGCAGTGTTTGGTGTTAATCCGGTTGTGCCGGCGCTAAATGATGTAACTGGGGCGCTGGTTGCGTTAGATGCAAGCAGTCTAACCACACCAGTGTTGTCTTTATAGTACAACTTACCGTCAGTAATGTTAATCGCCAATTCACCATTGACTAGGTTGGTGTTGATCGGCACCGCAGTCGCAGAAGTGCTAAAGTATAGACTAATTGGTGTAAAGCCCGCTTGCGCCATTTTTATTCCTTATAAAACGCTAAGTTTGTTATTAACCGTTGATTGGTTGGTTCAAATTCCAAGGCATTTGTGCCATGCTGTACTGCCTCGTTTTTAAATCCTAATCTGTACGCTGCAATTGCTGCAAAGTCATGTGGTTTTGCTTTCCAGTTGCTTGCGTCAATGGTGTACGTATGCGTACACTGTGTTAGCTTAAGTGCGTTACATGCTGCTGCGTAACACTCTTCCCATAATCCTTTTTTGTAACAGGCCTCGGCTAATTCACACCAAGTTTCTCTTACACCCGCATCTTCTGCTACCGCCTTACGATACCAACTCATGCCATCAAAACCCAGATTGTCGTAGCAGTTACCAATCAACCTAAGTGCGTATGATCTCTCGTTGTTCCATGTCGCCTCGGGCATTGCTAGGTACTTATTCAGTGCATCTATTGCCTCTGCCCAACGCTGGTAGTATGTCAACTCCCTAGCATAATAAAACGCATTACGTGGGCAGCTTGGATCTTCTTTTACTGACATCTCAAGCAAGTCTAGGTACTGTCCGCGCGACTTTGTCTCGTCTGGGTGGTGCGTAATCATTAACATCTCAGAGTACGCAAACACTTCCTTAGTTCGATGGTCTGGTCTAATGTACTCGTGGCATGGATGATGCCAGTGGTATCCCTTACGGCTGTGAACCTTGGTGCTGTAAAACACCTTGCCGTGACCCCAGTCAAACTTATAACTTAATCGGGTTGTGTCTTCTTTCCACAACCGCTCAATCTCTTCTCTCCAGCTGAGCTCTAACTGTTCGTCTAAGTCTAGCGAGATACAAACGTCAATGTCTGCGGGCAATAACGCCAAAGCGGCATTCCTAGCATGATCGAAGCGCCAAGGAGATATGCAAATGGAATGAACCACAGCGCCGTACTTTTTAGCCTCTTCTACCGTGTTGTCTGTTGACCCTGTGTCAGCAATTAAAATATAATCTGCTAACTTACTTGACTCACAAAACGTTTTTACAAACTGTTCTTCGTTTTTACAAATCGCATATACGGCGATTTTCATAGACTGCCCCTAATTAAAATGTACCGCCACTTACCCCATCATAACTTGTTGCTGTTATTATACGCGCGGTAAAGTCACCGTTAGTATCGCGCTGTACCAGCGCACTTGCGGTGTTTGCACTTGCCGCTACCAATGATGTGCCCCATGCCGTTCCGGTAGATACTGCCACACCAGACGCTGGATATACTGTGGGACCTGTGTCGCCAGTGGGGCCAGTTGCGCCCTGGATGCCTTGTGGTCCAGTGGGTCCTACTGGGCCTGTTGGCCCTTGAATACCCTGTGGGCCTGTCGGGCCTGTCGGGCCTAACAAACCTTGTGGCCCTGTATCACCTGTTGGACCTGTTGGGCCCTGAATACCTTGCGGGCCTGTGGGGCCTAATGGACCAGTGGGGCCTGTGGGGCCTTGTGGTCCTGTTGCTCCTTGAACGCCACTAACAAGCGCTAACAGCAACGGTAGGTTGTTGGCAAAGTTAGTCGTGCCGGTTCCGCCCGATGTTACTAACGTTACAGGAACGGTCCAGTAACTGTTTGCGCTATTTGGGTTAATGTTTGTTGGTGTGCCACTAATTGTCCAAGTCTGAAAGTTTCCGCTAACAGTTTGGTCTTGAACTGTAATTGCTTCAGTCGCCTGCAGCGTTGCCAAAAAGATGTCAATGTCGACGTTGTTATCTGTTAGGTGATGTATGTTTATCTGCGTCGCACTTATTTGCGTTGCATTATTCCATATAATAAATCCAGCGGTGGGATCGCCGCTTGTTATTGTTGTGTTTGCCTCGTAGAAAAACAAACTGGACGACGAGCCCTGCGGACCTGTTGGGCCTGTGGGGCCTTGAATACCTTGCGAACCTGTGGGGCCTGTGGGGCCTGTGGGGCCTTGAATACCTTGTGGTCCCGTGGGACCTAAGGGTCCCGTGGGGCCAGTTTCGCCCTGTATGCCTTGCGGTCCTGTGGGTCCTTGAACGCCCTGTGGGCCAGTTGGGCCTAAGGGTCCAGTGTCACCAGTGGGTCCGGTTGGGCCTTGAATACCTGTTGGCCCTGTGGGGCCTAGTGGACCAATGTCACCTGTTGGACCAACAATTCCTTGAGGTCCTTGTGGGCCGGTAGGTCCGGTTACGCCCTGAATGCCTTGTGGGCCAGTGGGGCCTGTCGAGCCTGTTGGTCCAGTGGGTCCAGTTACACCTTGAATGCCTTGTGGGCCGGTAGGGCCTGTCGAGCCTATTGGTCCAGTGGGGCCTGTTGGACCCATAGGTCCAGTGGGGCCTGTTGGGCCACCTAGGTTTGAAATGTCTTGTAACTGGGTCTGCTTAGTGACGCCGTTTTGAACGACAACAGTAAGCTCATTGCCTGTTAGCGCCGTTGCTGTACCTAGTTGTGATATACTTTGATCGGCCATAGTCTTATATAATTATATCGCCAGATTGACCGGCGGTTGTTGACTGCGTTCTATCCCGAGTAATAAATATTGAATTACGTGCGGGGTTGTTTGGTTTTCTTGTTCCGTTTACAGGGCTGTCAATAGCACCCTCTGGTGCTGGTCCAGTTACAACTTGTTGTCCACTTACTGGACCTGTCGCCACACTGACGTCCGGTCTTGGGAATCGTAGTGCAATGTTTTCTGTTTGTATAGCTGGGAGACGCCATGGATCAAAATTGTCCTTATCCGCAGCACACACGCGCATGCCTGGGAAGTTTGGGTCTGGCATTAAATCTGTATACGCAAATTTCCTGCTGCAGCGATCACAGATCGCCACAGACAGAACACTATTACCTCGCGTATCAAGGTATACTGGCATTAAGCTACCTGTAAATCGTTCTTAATTAAAACAAAGTTAAAAAACGCGCTGACTGAGTTGTTGTTGGCGGCGCCAATTGCAGTTGCGCCAAAACAATTTTTTTCTAGTATTTGAATTGGATACGCAAAGTCATACGAAATTGAACCGTTATTTAGTGTAGATATTGCCGCCACTCGCAAGATGCCGTCTGGGCCATGCTGCTTTAAAAAAGCAGTAACCGAAGTAGATCCGGTTGCTTGTCCGGCTGTAAGAACAGCTTCCGTTAAATATGCAGTATATCCCGCAGGAACACAGTAATGTGCCGTGGTGCGCTGGTTGTATCCAACAGCAATAAGGTCATATAGCGTTGTACTTACTTTTGCAGTAATTTCACCTGCGTTTACTCCGCCGCTACCTACGGTAGCAACATAAAACTGGTTTACGTAAAGGTATGAATTAACTGTTGGTACGTTGGTTGTGCCATTTAGCGTAACAGTTTCGCTAACGACATTGTAACTACCATTTAAACCTTCAATATATACAGTTCTTGCCCCTGTTCCTACTGGGCTACCATCATCATCTGTGCTAGTAGACACAATGTCTAATACCGAAGCAGTTGTTGGGTGTGGTACAGTTCCGCCATTAGGCCAAATTGATTCT